CACAACTTCGCCGGTTTCCAATTTGGCGGCGCCGCCCGTGGTGCGGCCGTCCGAGTAGGCGTGAACGCCGATGCTGCCCGGGTCAAGCAGCACCTGGCTGAACGCCGTGTTCGGCGGCGTGTCCGTCGGTGCGGTGCAGAACGAGGAATCCGAAAGGAAGAATGTCCGGACGGTGCCGGCGGCGTCGATCGCGCCAACCATTTCGATCAGGATCATTCTGCCCGCTCCAGCACGCGGGATTGCTTCGCCATCCGCAGCTCCAGGCTCGACAACTTTGCAAGCGTGTCTTTGCCAACGGCGCCGCGCTGCGTCTTGTCCGCGCGCAGCTCAATAAGCACTTGGCCAAGCAGCTTGACCATCGCGGCGTTGGCCGCCTTATCACTGGTGACCTGCGCGGCGGTCTGCACGCGCTCACCGCGGTGAAGCTCAGCACGGTACCCGTCGAAGGGAACGTATTCCAAGCCGTTGGCGTGCGAGCCGTTCAGCTTCGCGTATTCGGGAGAGGCTTTGATGCCTTTGATGATCTGCTCGTACGACTGACCGCTGGCCGCTGCCGCCTCCCAAAACTTCAGCCCGGCAGCATCCGGCGCGCGGCCGAGCAACTGCTGGTAAAGGCCGGCGAGGACGCTGTCCACGGCATCCTGCCCCAGCTGCGCGCCATTGCCTACGTTCGGTTTGCCGACTGCCGTGTTGACATTGGCCAGCGTCAGCATCGACGAACCCAGGCCGAGAATGGCCTTCTGGACCTCGGTCATCGTGCTATCGAGCTTGCTGACGCCGTAGTTGATGTCGATCAGCTTGCCGACTTGCTGATTCAGCGCGTCCATCTGCTGCTGCGCGATCGTCGCGCCCGATGCTTGCGACGCGGCCTGCAGCGCGAGCGCCGCCTGCACCTTGGCGTAGTCCCGGGCATAGGCCACGGTCGATCCGTTGTAGTTGCGCGACACCGTCAACAAGGCCTGGGCCGCCGCGCTCTTTTCTTCGCCCGCTGCCGCCATATCGAACTGGCGCTGCGCCTCCAGATACTTCTGCTCCGGGCTGAGTGTGGACAGATCGCTCATTTTCAGCGCGTCGATCTGTTTCTTGGTGGCGTCCGCTTCCTTCTCACGCAGGTCGATGATCTCCTGTAGCGCGCTGCGCTGATTGGCGTAAGCGCTTTGCAGCGTCGCTTGCGCCGAGGCGACATCCTTCGTGGCCGCCGCGACCGTTTGCGCATTCCAAAGGGCCTTCGTCGCCTCGGCCAACGCCGGCGACAGGCTAGCGAGGGCGGCGGCATGTTGCTGCTGCAGCACCGCCGCAGCGCCAGCCTTGTCGCCGGTCAGATCGTAGATCTGCGCTTGAATGGCGAGCAGCGAATTCGACTCGCTCAACGCGGCTGCGCGAACCTGCTCGGCGGCCTGCGCCGCCCAAGTGGCCTGCGTTGCGGCCGCGACGGCCGGGGTCAAGCCGACCAGCGCCGCCTGGTGCTGAGCGAGCAGCACCGCAGCCTGGCCGGCCTTGTCGCCATTGGCCGCATACATTTGCGCCTGCAGGTCGAGAATCGTGCCCGCCTCGGCGATCGCATCCTTCACCGCGCGCTCGGCGATCACCTGGTCGTACAGCGCCCGGTTTGCCGGCGCAATTGCGTCGGCTGCCTTCTTGGCCCATTGCGCGGTCGTCATCGTTAGTTCGTCGAGCTCGTTCTGTAACTCGGCGCGCTCGCTCGCAATGTCCGCCGCCGACTTTACCTTGATTCCGGTGGTGGCCTCGGCCAGCTCGGCGGCGTATTCGGCGGCGGCCTGGAAGGCCGGCGCGATCGCAACCATAGAAGCGTATAGCTCCTGGTTGGCGGCGGTGGACAAATCCAGACCGCCCTTCAGCTGGCCCGTCGCGTCGGCCTGGCCGAGGATCACGGCGGAGAACTGGTCCATGGTGGTGACGCCAGACAATCCAAGGCGAGCCATCTCGGTCTTGACCGACGCGGTAATCGGCGCCATCTTCTGTGCTTCGGTCAGAAAGTTGTCGACGAAATAGGCGGTGCCAGAAGTCAGCGTGTCAAGGTCGCCGGCCGCCGAGATGAGGCCTTGGCTCAGCGCGACCGCATCCAGGCCGGTCACGTTGAACTGCTTGCCCAGCACGGCCATGACGTCGCTCACCTGAACGTAGTCGTTGGACACGCGCGCCAGCGTCTCCAGGTAGCCCTCGCCAACCTTCTGGTATTTTTCCAGCCCGGCCACGCCGAACCTGGCCATGTCGTCGCCGACTTTGGAGAATGCCGTTTCGAGCGCCGCCTGCTGCTCGGCGCCGGTCAGATCTTTGAACGAGATCTTGCCCAGATCGACCACGAAAGTGTTCAACCTGTCGGCGAAGTCTCCGCTCGCCAGGCCCAGCAGTTGGGCCTGCTGCGTGATCGTAGCGCCCATGCCAGTGATGATCATCGAGAACTGGCTGTCGATCTCCGAACCCAACGCCCGCAGCTCGGTTTTATACTTGTCGCTGGAGAACCAGCCGCCGCTCTTTTTGGTGTCGGTGTAGGCGTCGGCGCTGAGTCCGCTTTGCGCGACGGTGCCCAGCGAAGCCTTGCCGACGACGACGCCCGTGTCCTGCACTGACGTCTTGCCGCCGAAGATGCTGTTGACGATGCCGCCGAAGAAGCCACCGCTGCTGCTGCCAGCGACGGCGGCGCCGGCCTTGGCGATGTCGTCGTTGCGCGCCAACAGACTGCCGAGGTTGCCGATCCCGGAGGCGATCTGCTTCAGCGAGACGACCATGGAAGCCGAATGCGCCAGCCCGAGGCCGGAATCCTTGGCGATGATCTCCAGGGATTTGGCGATCGATTCGCTTTTCGCGGAGGAGTCGCCCAACACCGAGCCGGTGCCGTTGGCCGCCTGGCGCTGCTGCGAGACGCTCATGCCCCCACCACCACCGCCGCCGACCGCGAAGCCGAGAGCCGCCATCGCCGCTGCCATGAGCGCCATGCGCGCGAATGCGGTGTAGGGATCGCCCGCAGCTTGCCCGGCCACGCCGGCAGCAGCGGCGGCAGTACCTTTCGCCACTGACGCCGCGACGTCAGGAGCGACGCTCGCGACGGTCGCGGCTGTTTCGGTAGCCTTTGCCGCCACAAAGAGACCAGTGAAAGAGGCGAGCAGCCCGCTCTTGGTCAGCATGGTCTCGACTGCTATTGCCATTTCGTAGGCGCGATAAGCTTTCTCGGTGCTCTCCAGCAGCTTATAGCCCTTGGTGTTCTCCTTAAAGAAGCCCTTGGCGGCGCCGGCCATGTCGCCATAGGATTTGATCTGTGCCTGAGCCGATGCCTTGGTCGCGGCAATCTCCGCCCTCGCGATCGTTTCAGGGCCGCTCTTCGGATCAGCCTTGACGGCGGCCAACTGCGCGGCGACGGCCTGCTGCTGGACCGCATAGCCCGTCAGTGCCGTGGTCAGGCCGCCGATCGCGGAACCGACGCGGCCGAAGGATTCCGACATACCGGTGGCGGCATCGCGCGCGGCATCGTCAACGGCCTTCACAATGTTCAACAACTCGTTCGCGCGGGTCAGATCGACGTCGACCAGAATTTTTTGGGATTGGTTTTTGTACCAGGTGTTGTAATTATCTTGCAGCAAGCGCTGCGCTTCGGTACCGGCGCCGGCCATCACAATTCGCTGCTGCCATACATGGGCATCAATCGCCAACAGCGCATCGGCGCGTGCGCGGGGATCTGCGATGGACTCGGCCGCAAACCTGGCGTTGTCATCGGCCAGCTGCGCCGCGTAGCCCAGCGCCTTGCTTTGCGCCAGTGTCGCCTGCTCGACGGCCGCCCGCGCCATCGCCTCGCCTTTGAGCTGCACGATCTGCTCATCGCTCACCGCGCGGCCCGCCAGCTTCTGCTGGTTCAGAAACTGCTCCAGGGCGGTCTGCTCTTTGACAGCAACCATCGCAATGTCGCGCGCGTCGCTGGACTGCCCATATGCCTGGTATTCGACGGCCAACTGGGCGGTCGATGCTGCGCGGGCGATCGTACTCTGCTCGATGTATTTGGCGACCTCCTTCTCAGTGGCCCGCGCTTTTAGCAGCAGTTCGACAGCGGCCTGCTCGTCGAGCAGCCCGCGAACTGTAGCTTGGTGCGCAGCGCTCAGCTTGAGTTTGCCGGACGCCAGCTCCTGATCGAGCCTGATGCGCGCCTTCTGACTTTCAGTCGCGTTTTCGTCAAGCGCCAATTCCAGGCGCCCCTCTGCGATCTTCGCCTTGATACCACTGATTAGGCCGGCGTAGGCTTCTAGCTCAGCCTTGATGGCGTCGGCGTTGTCCTTGGTGGCCTTTAATACTTTTTTCTTGCCGTCTTCGACAGTTCCGTCAGCCTGCGCGACACCCTTCGAGGCGAGTTCATACGCCATCATCTCGACGATGTTCTTATCGATTGTGTCAATCTCGGCTTTGTGCGCAGCATCGAGCGCGACCGTGCGATCGGCGAAGGTGCCGACGGCGCCCCCGGCGGCGCGCAGACTGGTCGCATACGCCTCCATCTGGGCGGCGCGATCGTCCTGACCAATCAGCGCGAAGCCCTTTGCGACGGTGGAGACGAAGCCCGCATGCGCGATTTTCATCGATCCTACGGTTTTATCCCAGGAGAATCCGATCGCTTCAAATGCGACGCTCAGGTTGTACTTAAGATTCTCCCAACCCTTCAGCATCACGCCTACGAACGTCAGGCCGGCAAGTCGGGCCTCGACAAAATTGTCGCGCAGGTATGCTCCGATCTGCCACCCAGCGAACGCGGCGAACAGCACATTGCTTGCCAGCGCCATCTTCGTGAGCGAGCCGGCCGCCAGCTGCGCCGCCACCGAGGTGCCGAACAGCGTTGTATTGAGACCGATCGTGGCAGTCTGCCCGATCAGGACGTTCACCGCGTAGGTTGCGATCACCCCGACCAGCGTTGACACGGCGGAAGCGACAGCCGTATAGATCACGGGCGCGGCAACGAACAGGGCGAAGTACGCGGTCGCGACCTTCACCGCTGGAACAACGGCGTTGACCACATAACCGACGCCGGTCGCGATGTCCTCGGCCCACGCGCTCAGTTCACCACTTTTGCCCAGCGCGTCGATGCGTCCGGACAACTGGCTGATGACACCATCGCTATCAAGCAATCTTCCAGTGAAGGCGGAAATTGCCGGCAGCAGACTCTCGGTCAGCACGTCGTACATCTCGGCGGTACGGACCTTCATCAGGCCCATGCTGTCCTGGAAGCCCGACGCCTGCGCGGCCGCTTGGCTGGTGCGGCCGGAGAACTTGTCGACGCTCTCAGCAACGTCGTTCATGAACGGCATCAGCTCCTCGGCTGATTTCTTAAACAGCGTATTCATCACAGCGGACTTGCCGGCGCCGTCCTCATAATTTTGCAGGCTTTTGGAAATTCGGATAAACGTGGCGGCGGGGTCTTCGTTCGCGATGTCCTTGGCGGAGATGCCGAGATCGGCCAAGGCATGCTTCACCTTGCCGGATTCTTCGCCGGCCGAACCGAGTGATTTCGCCAGGTTGAAGACGGCCTTGTCGACGTTGCCGAATTCGACGTCGGTCATCATCGCAACCTTCTGCAACTTCGACAGGCTATCGACGATCGACGATCCGGTTTTCTGCGCCGAATCGTCGAGCTGGGCGAGCCGGTCGATCGAGTCGTTGACGCCACTAATGATGCCGCCGAAGCTCAGGTAAGCGGCGCCGGCAGCGGCCACGGTGCCCGCGATGCCTGCCATCACTTTGGCGGTCGACCCGCCAAGCGCCGCGATGTTTTGCAGGGAGCCGGTAGCTGCCGCGAGCAGGCGCTGAAATTCGCTGACCGCCTGGTTGGCGTCGCCTGTAATAACAACTCGCGTTTCAGCCATCTTTTCTTTCTCCCCACGCGCGCAAGGTAGCGCGTTCCATCACTTGAATTTCGCGAAACACTCGCTGCTCGTCGCGGCGCTTGATGCGCCACTTGCGCATCACCACCTCGACGTTCTGGTAGTTCAGCCCGGTGGCGCCGTTGACGCCGACCATCCACTGTGTGCTGACCGCATGGAAGAGGTTCCAGGCCAGAACGTTCTCGGGCCACAGGTAGAACTCTTCCAATTCGGTTACCGGTGCTGTGGCAACAAGACCGATTGCAGCCAGCGCCTCATCGACCTCCGCCAGCTCTTGAGCAAGTGTTTCCTCGGTTTCGAGAAGGCCGAGCGCCGCAAGGCGCGCGACCTGCTCTAGTTTTTTTCCGTCGCTGCCTGACCCTTCATGTAGGCGTTGAAGCACACCGCCGCCATGCCGGCAATTTCAAGCAGGGAGGTAAACGACTCCCCGTTGAACTCCGCCGGTTTGCCGTCCTGATCCAGAACCAGCGTCTGTTTCTGCCAGCCCTTAGTCACTTCCTGCAGGACTTCTTGCATCAGCGCCTCGCCGCCGCCCAGGCGCTGCTTCAATTCCGTGGCGCCCATGCGCGTGCAGGTCAAGCTAAAGTTAAACGGGACCTGCACGCCGTCTTCGTCGGCGAGCGAACCTTTTACCGTGATCAGGGCGTTGTTGCTGACAATCGTTTTATACTTTGTGCTCATGTTGATTCCTCGATTTCGGGGCACATCGGCCCCTGGGTTTAAAAGCAGGTAAGACGGAATTCGTCGTTGCCGGCGACCGGCACGGCGCGCAAGGCGTAACCGATGAGGCGCTGGCCGTTGAGCTCTTCCTTGGTCGGCGTGGTGAACTGGACACTCGGCATGAAGACCATGATCTTGTTGGCGGCCACGGTGCCGTGCTGCAAGCCGACGCTGGACAGCTGCGCAAGCAGCACTTTGTCCATGTACTCAACCTCCTGCGCGGCCGACATCTTCAGCTTGATGGCGCCGGTGACTTGGCGGTCGGTGATCTCAACCGACTCCTCGCCCAGCAGCGGCTGAAAGGTGGCGGTGATGCCCAGGTCAACAGTCAGGCCTTGGCTCGTGACTGGCGTACCACCAGCCAGAATAGGAGCAGTCGCGGTGGCATGGGTAGCGCCCAGCGTCACTTTGCCGGACTGCGCATTGACGACGATCTGCGGCACCTTCCAGGCGGTCAGCGTGGTCGCCGGCGCAGCCAGCTCGACGATGCCGCCGTAGATGCCGATGAACTTGAACGAGATGACTGGCTTGACGCCGACGGACAGGTCCAAGGAGCCAGTGCCGCGTACGCCCAGCAATTTGTGTAGCACGCCGTCGTCGAAATAATAGATTGTGGCCGACTCGATACCGTCGGAAATCGGCGTGTAGTCGACGCGCAGTGCGGCGGTGATTGTCTCCGCGAAGCCGATGGAGCGCATCAGCGGGCCCCAGGCAGGTGCCGTGCCCGCGACGCCGGAACCGACCAGCTCAACGTCTAAGCCACATTCCATGTAACGCGTGCCAACTAGCTGCTCCGAAGCTCCGAAGTAGGCGCGCACCAACGCGCGGTCAACGTTGGTGGCGTTCAGCGGGTTGATGCTCATGTTGCTGGCCAAGATCGCGTTGGCGGCGCCGGTGGGCACCGCGTCGACGCCGTATGCGGTTTCCAACTTCGCCAAGATGGCGGTCTTTTTAATCAGGCGGGAGGCCATGGCTTACTCCTGGGCGGTAGGTTCTGCCGGCTCGGCTGGCACTTGCTCCAGCCCGCCGGTATCGAGGTTACGGGTGTAGCTGCCACCCCGTTGCGGTTCGGCGTGCTGCACGACCGGAACTTCGGCGGCAGGCGCGAGAGCCTCTTTTTTGGATTTCGTTGGGTCGATCACGACAGTGTCCTTCCGGTGGTTTGGTGTTTGATTTCAAAAATTGCGGTGATGCATTCGAGCTTTTCATCCAACTCTTCCGAGTCCCAGTTCAGCGTGTCGCCGCCATAAGGCACGCACTCCATCACCCGGTCGCCAAGCGTTGGATCGCTGTCCAGCCTGGCGAAGACGTCTTCCACCACCTGATCGGCGGGGCTGTCATCGGAGGCGGCGCGGCCATAGCATTCGACGCTGACCAGCGTGGTCCAGCTCGTTGG